CGGCATTGCCGTATCGGTTCCCTGTATCGAGGTCCCTGTGCCATGACCTACTCAGCTATTGAAACCTCGGTTCAATCCGGACGCCCGCTGGAACTTTATGAATTCACTTATGGTGCTACCGCTTATCGCTACACCAGTGCTGATGGCGATGTAGTCTACGGTGGGAACACTTATACCGCCGTGCCGATTTCACGAGGGGCCGTCGAAGCGACCAGCGATATCGCGCGGCTGGCGCTGGAAATCACCGCATCGCGCGAACTTCCTCTGTTAGACCTGTTTTCAACAGCGGCTCCAGAGAGAGTAGTCCTTGTCACCTTGCGCCGCCTGCATTCCGGCGACGGCGAGGCAATTATTATATGGATGGGCCGCATCCTCAACGTGACGCTGAACAACGCCTCTGCAGAAATACATTGCGAAAGCGTCTATACGTCGCTCAAACGTGTCGGGCTGCGACGCCTTTATCAAAAAAATTGCCCGCATGTTCTGTATGAAACGGAATGTGCGGTTAACCGCGCCAGCTTCGGGTCTTCGCAAACTGTCGTGTCGATCACCGGCACCGTAATCGAGTTGGACACGCTTGATACTTTCGCCTCCAACTACTTTGCCGGAGGCTACATGGAATGGGAAAGCCCCCCCGGCTATTTTAATCAACGTTCCATCCGTATGAATGCGGGATTCAACGCCACCGTTAGCTTCCCATTGAATGGGCTGGCAATCAACGATGTCGTCGTGGTCTATCCAGGGTGCGATCACACGCTGGCGACTTGTGATGCGATTTTCTCCAACAGCGAGAACTATGGAGGTATGCCGTACTGGCCGAAAAAGAATCCGTTCGACGGTACGATTATTTATTGAGGCAAACCCGTGATCTACGTCCAGATATTCCTCCTCGTTGTTTCGCTAATCGTCAGCTATGCGCTGAGACCGAAGCCGGTCATCCCGAAGCCGGCATCGCTCGACGATTTCGACATCCCCATGGCCGAACTTGGCCGGGCGGTTCCAGTTGTATTCGGAACGATGGTGCTGCGCAGCCCGAGTGTCATCTGGTACGGCGATCTCCGCACCACCGCAATCAAGAAAAAGCAGAAGAAGTGACAACCGTGACCCATCGCCATTTTCGTGAAGTCGGCTTCTGTAACCGGGGGCTGCGCGCAGAGGCTTTGCGACACGGCATAGACTGGGCAGGATTCCTGAAATCAGGCATCGACGCTCAAGCACTGCGCGCGCTGGGTAACGCCATGGCCGAGCGCGCGATAGCACGCGCAGAAAAAGAGGTGCAGAATGGGCAGTAGTAAAAAAGTCACTGTCGGCTATCGCTATTACATGGGGCTTCACTTCGGCCTCTGCCACGGTCCCGTGGACTCAGTCAAGGAAGTGCTCGTCGGCGACCGCACGGCATGGTCAGGCGGTCAAACGGAAACCGGCATGATTTCGATCAATGCGCCAAACTTGTTTGGCGGCGACGATAAGGAGGGCGGCATTGTTGGCGATCTTAACATTCTCATGGGAACGTCCGGACAGAGTGTGAATAGTTACCTACAGGCAAAACTTGGGGCAACAAAGATTCCTGCGTTTCGCGGCATCCTCTCGGCGCTATGGAGCGGTGGTCAGGTAACTGCGAATAATCCATACGTCAAGCCGTGGGCATTCCGTGTGTCGCGGACTCTGGAAGGTTGGTCAGGCGGGTCCGCCTGGTATCCTGAAAAAGCGAACATTGACTGCGGCGGGGGATAGCCATGCACATCCAAATGAACCCCGCGCATATCATCTATCAGTGCCTTACTGATACGGCATGGGGCATGGGCTATCCGACCTCCTCCTTGGATGACACCTTGTTCAGGGCAGCGGCGGACACGTTGTACGATGAAGGGTTCGGTTTGTCATTCCTGTGGACCAAGCAGGAGACCATCGAAAACTTTATCCAGGTCGTGCTTGATCACATCGGCGGCATTCTTTACGTAACGCCGGATACCGCAAAGTTCGCGCTCAAGCTGATCCGCTCCGATTACGTCTTCGCCTCGCTCCCGCAATACGGGCCGGAGTCCCTTATTTCTGCCGAAGACTACCAGCGCCAAGCTTGGGGTGAAACGATCAACGAAATGACGGTTGTCTACACCGACGGCAACACTGGTAAGGATGTGACCGTTACCGCCCAGGATATTGCCAACGTGCGAATTCAGGGCGGCGTCGTGTCGCAGACAAGAAATTATCCAGGGATTCAGTGTGTCGGCGTCGCGCAGAGGGTATGCCTGCGCGACCTCCAAACGGTTTCCACGCCGCTCGCCAAGATAAAACTTACCGCCACCCGCGCTCTGTGGCAGGTATTCCCCGGCGACGTGTTCCGTCTGTCGTGGCCGGAATATGACATCGCTGATGTCGTATATCGGGTTATGACCATTAACCGTGGAACGCTTGAAGATGGCCGGATCATCATTGAAGCCGTTGAGGATGTGTTCGGGCTACCAGAAAGCACGTATCTGCAGGATCAACCGAGTGAGTGGGAAGACCCATCCAACCCGGCAGCGGCGGCGCCGTACAGGAAACTGCTGGAAACGCCGTATTGGGATTTGGTGCGAAACTTGTCGGCGGCTGACCTCGATTACGTCGACCCGCTATCTGGGTATCTCGAAACCCTGGCAGTCAGGCCGAGCGGCGACGCGACGGGGTACAGCATTTACGCCAAGATCGGCGCCGCTGACTATGCCGAACAGGGCCGGGGAGATTTCTGCGCAACGGCGACGATAGTGGGAAGCATCGGCAAAACGACCACGAGTATCACGCTGGAAAACGGCATCGACCTCGACGTCGTGAATTCTGGAGGCTATGCCGTTATCGGTGATGAATACGTGCTGTTGTCCGGTCTCGATGTCGGCACCAACACGGCGACGATCTCCCGCGGCGTACTCGATACCGTGCCCGCAGCACACGCGGACGGCGCCCGCATCTGGTTCGCTGACGGCAGCACCGGCTACAGCGACACCGAATTTGCCGACGGCGAAAGCCTTGACGTCAAACTGCTGCCGATCACCGGGCAGGGCGAGCTTGACATTGCCAGTGCGCCGGAAGATACCCTGGTGTTTGACCAACGCCAGTACCGCCCCTATCCACCGGCCAATCTGCTGGTCAACACGGCTGCCTATCCCGAGTGGATCGACGGCCTTGCCGCACTGGCGTTGACTTGGGCGCACCGCGACAGACTGTCGCAGACGGCTTATCTGGTCGAGCAGAGCGAAGCCAGCATTGGCCCGGAAGCCGGCACAACCTACACCCTGCGCGTGTACGGCGAAGATGATTCCCTGCTCAGGACTGAAAGCGCGCTGTCCGGCACGTCGCACAACTACACAACCAGCAACGAGCTTACTGATGTCGGTGGTGTGGGCGACTCGTTTTGGAGCAACGTGCGATGCCTGTTACACCTGAACGGCTCAAATAATTCGACTGTAATGACAGACGAAACCGGGCGCACCTGGACGGCCAGCGGTAACGCCAAGATAACGACATCCGACAGCGTTTTTGGTGGGGCGTGTCTGAGCCTTGACGGGACCGGCGACTACATATCGACCGTTCACGATACGGCGTTGACGGACTCAAACTATTTCAAGGTCGAAGGTCGTTTCAAGACCAACGCGGCAAGCTCCACAAAATTGATCGTGACGAAGCGTTACACCTCCACGCAGGAGGGCTTCCAGCTTTTGACGCTGGGCAGCAAACTCTACTGCGATATTTTCTGCTCTGGGTCAACCATGCTTACCCTGACCGGAACAACAACGCTTGCCAACGGAACCTGGTATTACTTCGAACTGCGAAAGTCAGGCTCAACCTGGTATCTCCGGCTTAACGCATCGACAGAGGCAAGCGGAACTGAGCCGGCGGCGTGGGTTCAAGGAACCTCTCTTCTCGTTATTGGAATGAACAATTTCCAGCCGGGGTGGGCTTGGAATGGCCTGATCGACGAGTTCCGAATTACCGCCGGCGCCGACCGGGGCAATGAGGCGTCGACGCCAAGTGCCGAATTCCCGGCATTGACATCCGGGTTGGCGCGCCTGAATGGTCGCCTGCGCTTCGAGCTAGAAGCCGTTCGCGGCGGGTTGGTCAGCTATCAGAAACACAATCACACCGTTCTTCGCGAGGGGTACGGCTTCAACTACGGCTACTACTACGGAGGCCAATGATGGCATCGAGCACGGAACCGCGCAGCGGATTGAAGTATGGTTGGTCGCTCGGCGAAAGCGGCTGGAACACCGACATGGACGCGAACCT